AGTGTATGTGCTGCTGTAACTGTTGTCAAGAAGTTTTGTGCTATACCAAAGTTAAGTGATACAGAAGTCACACCGTTGATAGCTGTTGTATGTACAGCCGCTGCTGCTGACTCAGTTAGTTGTAGTTGTCCTTCAAGTGAAGTATTACCAGATACCCGTACTGTACCTAAGAAACCAGAATTACCTGTTATAGTAGTAGTACCACCAACTGCAAAGTTTCCTGTTAGAGTTGTATTTCCTACTATTGTGACCGTTCCACCAACATAAAGATTAGTACCTATAGATACATCTCCACTAACAGAAACATCTCCATCAAAGTTAGCATTACCTGTAACTTGAAAAGTACCTCCTACAGATACATTAGTAGCTACATCAATATCTCCTGATACTGAAACATCTCCCTCAAATACAGCTTTACCTACTACAGTAACTGTAGAACCTAATTGAGTAGCACCTGTAATTGTTGCTGTCCCGCCTACTGAGACATTACCTGCTGTGTCTATATTACCAGATACGGATACATTACCATCAAATACTGCATTACCAGTAGCAAGGAATGTGCCACCAATAGATGTGTTACCGCCTACATCTAAAGTAGATGCGAGACTTACTGCACCTCCTACTGTAACCGTACCACCAAAGTTACTATTACCGCTTACTGATACATCGTCTTCAAACTCAGCTTTACCTGTTGTTATGAGTGTACCACCAACTGAGGTATTGCCACCTACATCTAAAGTAGATGCTAGACTTACTGCACCTCCTACTGTAACCGTACCACCAAAGTTACTGTTACCACTTACTGATACATCGTCTTCAAATTCAGCCTTACCTGTTGTTATGAGTGTACCACCAACTGAAGCATTGCTATTTACATTTAAAGTAGATGCTAGGCTTACTGCACCTGCTACTGTAACAGTGCCTCCTAAGTTAGTATTACCACTAACAGAAACATTTGTTTTAAATATAGCATTGCCTGATACAGTTACAGTGCTATTAAATATAGCAGCACCTACAACTGTTGTTGTCCCACCTACATGTAGATTACCACCAACTGTAGCATTATTAACAGAGATGTTACCTTCAATAGATACTGAGATACCTGTTAAATTAGATCCATCACCATAGAAGGCAGATGCACATACCTTTGCATTAGCAGCTTGTACATTAGCTCCACCAATAGTTACTGTTCCACCAATAGATACATTGCTTGTAATAGTAACTGTAGAAGCAAAATTAGCTGCTCCTCCTACTGCTAATGTAGAAGCTAATGATGTAGCTCCAGCAACTGTAACAGTTCCACCAAGATTTGTATTACCACTTACTGATACATCATCTTTAAATGTAGCAGCACCTACTATTGTTACTGTATTATTAAGCTGTGCAGCCCCTGCAATAGTAACTGTAGATAAGAAGTTTGCTGCTCCACCTACTGATAAATTAGATGCAAGGCTTACTGCCCCACCAACTGTTACAGTACCGCCAAGATTTGTGTTACCAGAAACAGATACGTCATCTTTAAATGTACCCGCTCCAACTATAGAAACAGCATCTTGAAATGTAGCAGCACCTATAACATTAAATGCTCCAGATACTGATACATCACCACCAGCATTTATAAATCCTTCAACAGATATATTTGTAGCAGTGCCTAGTTCCGCTTGAACATTACTTAAATTTGAACCGTCTCCGTAGTAAGCAGATGCACATACTCTTGCATTAGCAGCTTGTACATTAGCTCCACCAATAGTTACTGTTCCACCAATAGATACATTACTAGCTATCGTAACTGTAGATAAGAAGTTTGCTGCTCCAGCTACAGTAACTGTACCACCAATACATGCAGAAGTAGCTACATCAAGTCTGCCTGATACTGATACATCATTTTTAAATTCTGTCTTAGCAGCAAATGTACCTACACCAGCAACAGAGAATGTACCACCTACACTTACATTATTTTTAAAATCTGCTGCTCCTGATACAGTTACAGTGCTTCCAAAAGTTGCAGCCCCACCCACTGATACAGCATCTTGGAAATGAGCTTCACCTGATACAGTTACTGTAGAACCAAACTTTGCAGCCCCACCTACTGACACAGCAGCTTGAAGATGTGTGTTTCCTACTATTGTAGCTGTGCTAGATACCTGAAGAGTGCCACCAACTACAGCATTACTTACTGAAATGTCACCAGCTACTGCTGCTGTTACTCCTGATATATTAGAACCATCTCCGTAGAAAGCAGAAGCACATACTCGTTGATCTGAATGTATATTTCCAGTAGCAGAAACTACACCAGCTATATTTAAAGTATCGTTTACTTTTATAACACTAGATGCAACTTCAAGCGCACTTTTATTACCATTTCCAGTTTGTATTGGTTTAAGAGATGCTTCTACCCCAGTATTTGAAAGCGCACTACTTACAAGAATAATATTCTTATAAGTCTGTGATATAAGTTTTCCAGTTAAATCTGTCATATTAATTGCCAATACTCAGTTGTTAAATTATAAGCAGTTCCCGCTTGATCCCATGTTAAGTTACGCCCACCCGTATCTGGCCTTGCATTAAGAATAGCTGGATCGTCTTTTACATTTGCTACTCTGTTCTGAGGATGGTTTTTTAAATCATACTGTCCTTCAAAGTCTTGTGGGCATACTAACATGCCATAACTATTTAGTCTCATTACCCTATGAGGATAAACAAAACCACATTCATCGCATACGGCTAATGCATTTTTTTGCGTAGCCATTAGTTATAAAATGTTACTCTAGGTAAAAGATAAATACTAGAAGTTTCTCTGTCTTCTAGTAATGCCCTATTTAACATTTCCTCATAATTAGTTTTTAATAATGAAATTCTACCTGCTTCTACAAGAGGACGTTTAAGTGACATATAATATGCCAATCCCATTGTAAGACACGGTAAAAACCTTTTAGGTAGGTCTGCATTTTGAATAGCAGATTTATTCACATCCTGTAGTTCTTTAACTAGTTCTAGTTTAATAATATCTGTAGAGTTTTCTGGCAGAGGCCATAAAGAAAGAATAGGATTATTTCTACCCCGTCTAATAGAATATTGATTTGGTTTACCTGTTTGCGTCTTATTAGGAATAACCATAAACTCTTCAGGTGTTATTCTGGTTAACTTAACATCTGTATTATCCCTACTAATAACAACCTCAAGAGCATTAATTGTGCTACTATCAAGGCTATAGGAAGTCGTAGAGGCTACTACTGTAACTGCTGTAGTACTAGTAGACCAAAGAAGTACGCCCCTGTTCTGCCAGTCTTTAAGCATAAGATTAATAGAACGACGAGCAGACTCAGGCTCATGACCTAGTGTGCTTTCACCACCAATCATTTCAGAAGCCTCTTGGATAACCTGATCTATGTCAAGGTTAAAATCATATGTACCTGATACTGCCATTATGCTTTCCTAAATCTAGCTGTTTTCTTGGCTATCTTCTTAGGTTGTTTTACGAACTGCTTTCCCGCAGCAGTCCCCTTGCGCTTTGCTTTCGTGGTTGCTGCATACTCCTTTGAAGTTAAGCTCTTGATTGCTTTCTCTGGAAGATACCTCTCCCCTGTCTTGCTTGATGGCTTCCCTGACTTGGTTCTCCATTTCTGCTTACTCCATTTAGAAAGTTTATTTGTAGACTTTTTCTTTTTACCTGAATATGTACCACCAGCATCTTTATAATACTTAACAGCAAGTTGCATTGCTCTAGCAGAGTGTTTACCACCCATTTTAGCTTTAGCTCTAGCTTTAGCTCTAGCCCACTTAGCAGGATCACGCTTAGTAGCTGTACCGCCTTTTTTACGTTTTACTACGGTTGCCATTTATTCTATCCCCAGTCAGGCCATATACATTTAAAGCATCTGCACTTTTTGCAAACTTCTATAGGACCATTCTCTTTGTCAACTTCTTTTATTAAAGAAGTACCACAGTGAGAGTTATGTCCACAGTTATTGCAATTACCTTTTACCTGCTCGACCACCAGAACGCCTCTTTACGACACCGCCCTTAGAACGATACTTAGTATTTTTAGCCTTACCACCGCCCATGCGTTTAACAGTGCCACCTTTAGACATGTACTTAGTTTTCTTTTTTCCTTGCACTTTTCTTCTCCTCATTATAAAGATTGTTAAAAGTTAAATTAGGGTTCATATAACTACTATCTATTTCTGCTGAATGTATATACTGACTTGGTGCAAAGTCAGGTGCGCCCTCTCCAGTAACCCACAAAGCGGGATTAGTAACTCTAACTCTATTATTAGGAAGTGCTATAATATTTCCTGTATATGGTCCTGCATCTATAAGCTCTAAAACATGTGACTGTTTATGTTGTGCAGGATCGTCTGATATATAACTATCTGTGTAGTCTACAGTAAACATATATCTTCCTGTATAAAACTCTCCATCTATTTTACATAACCAAGGACTTGAAGATACTCTGTCCATAACAATGATAGCATGGTTTCTTGAAGAGCAATCCCACGGCTGGGCTAGATGTGTCTGCATTAATTCAGGCCACTCTTCTAGTACTGTGTCTGCTACCAATGCTGTGATTGGAAGTCTGGCCCACATTGCACCGCCATGTATATTTTCATCTTCATCGCAACCTGTAAACACAACATTAAAACTTAAACATCTATCTGGTATTGTGTTTACTGCTATTGCTAGTGCATGTAAATATTCTCCTTGATATTCTTGGTGGTTATTTGTAAATTCTTTTCGTACCCAACATTTAAAATGTGGTATGTTTGAAGCAAGATATGCCAAAGTAGTCTAACACCTCCATCGTTTTCTAGCTTGCCTTAATCTGCTATTAGGGTTCTTAGCAGCTTTCGGAAACTTTTTCATTTGTCCAGCAGACCTAGCACAATAACTCTTACGCCTGGATGCCCTAGCCTTACTAGGTTTCTTTTCCGTTACAGCCGTCTTGAGTTTTGAACCAGGGTTCTGTCTCCTATACTTAGCCACCCCCTTCGCAGTCATACCAGCACCAGACTTGGTAGGACGTTTCATGCCCCTACCAATTGTAATGCCTTTCATGTTGCTTTTTTTTCTAGCCATATCTACATATTCTTATATGAATACCCAGCTTTACCAAAGCCTCTAGTAGCAGCACCTGTACCACGTACCTTACCACCTGCTCTTTTACCAGTAATTTGAAAACCAGAATCACCAGCTTTAACCATATCTTCAACTTCTTTAAGTTGATCTCTGGTCATAGCTTGACCTCGCATTATTTGACTAGATACTAAAGGACCACTACCAACACCAGCTTTTTTTTCTAAAGGATTTGATTCTAAATATTGTTCTTTAGTTGGTAATTCCCTTTGACCTTTTGTTCTAGCCATGCCAGCAGCGTCAGCTTCTTGCTGTCTTTTTAACCTTCCAACTTCACGAGAAAGCTTGCCAGCAGGTTTAGCAGGTTTAGGATTTTTAGCTTTAGATTTACCTAGTGATTCAAGAGAAGGATACTTTGGTTTTTTTCCAGGCTTAACTTTATCTTTAAGAATTTTTTTAGCTATACCTTTAAACTCTTTAGTAGACATACCAGCTTTATTAGCTGCTCTTGTTAATGCTGCTTTACTTTGTTTAGTTGCTCCTCTACCTAATGCTTTTTCTATAGCAGGAGTGATAAGCTTTGCTATTTCAGCTATACCTTTTGCTACACTCATTTCTTTTTACCCCTCTTCTTTTTCTTAGGTTTAGCAGGTGGTCTTTTAATCTGCTTAGATATACTAGCTCTAGTTATCATAAAGAGATGCGACCAAAGCTTGACCGCCACCTTTGCGATAAGAAACCTTACCACCTTTTTTAGCAAAGCCCATATTATTACGTACTTTTGTAGGTAGTTTAGCAAGACCTGGATTCTTTGTTTGGTCTACAGGTTTTAAAACTTTTCTACCTTCTTTTGCAGTAATAACTTTTTTCTTCTTTTTTTTCTTTTTCTTATCAGATCGTAAAACACCTTCAGAATCTCTACTAGGTGCGCCAAGAATAGAATCAATTTCTTTTTGAGACAAACCTTTCATCCATGCAGGTTTTGCAGCAGCCATTTTAATACCATCAACAGGTCTTTCTTTAGGTTTAGTAGTAGACCCAATAGGACCGCCTTTTTTCATAGGCTTCATGTTACGTTTTTTAAATACTGGATAGTATTTACTTTCAGTACCTTTAAGGCGTTGCGCTCTTTTAGCATCAGCCGTTAATTTATCATAGGCATCTTCTAATTGTTTGATTGATCCTTTTTTAAGCCCTTGCGCTCTTTTAAAAGAACCTGCTGCTGCTTTTTGTCTAGCTAACTTATCTTTTTCTGTAGAACTCATTGCCTCTTTAGCTGCTGGAGTAGCACCTCCCCGTGCTTGTTTCTGACCTGCTCCAAATTTACCAACCTTTGGATCAGATTTATCACCAGCACCTTGAACCATTTTTGCTGCTTTACGTACACCACCGTGACGCTTCTTGGCTAGATTAGGAATAAAATGCTTTTGTAATGGTGCATCCTTTGGTTTTTTCTTTGCAGTGCGCTTGTTTGTAGTTGTCTTAGGTTTAGGTCTAGCTTGAAGTCGTCTAGTTACCTCTTTTTTAGGTATTATTTTACTAATTAGTTTTCCAATCGCCATTTTAACTTGCTCCCCTATGATGTTGCTTGAGTTATTGTATTAGGACCGCCAGCAGGAGAAGCTGCAACAGCCATGTCATCCTGTCTAGTACGTCTTGATTGATTACGTAACGCCCCTACAGCAGCAGTATACTGTGCTTGCCATACGGGTAAAGTATTCCAGTCTTTATTAAACATAGTTGCTTCCATCATGCAACCATAAAAGATAGCATCATAGCAATACTCTGTAAAATAATTTGAAGTTGTTACGCTTGTCCCTGTAGCAGAAGCAAGAGCCAATGGTTGAGACGCTGTTTGTATTTCAGCAGTAATTACTGAGACTGGTGTGGGTACAATTTTAATTGTTGAATTATTCTTACGTGTGTAATATCGTGGTGTGCCTGTAGATGCACTAACAGGCCAATAATCATTTACATATTCTACAGTACGAGGTAATAGATTAGTTACACTTGTTCCGCTGCTTGTTTTAAAGTTAATGTTTCTAACAAGCCTAACACGATCATTAAGACTAATAGCACTAGCATTACCAGACGAAACAGATACAGTAGTATACTCGTCTAATCCAAAATCATCTATTTCTTTTACAAGACGAAACTCAGCTTTCTGAATAAATTTAGGAACTTGAGCCGAAAATTCAGTTCCATCATTTTCAGAAGTGTTGATAATGTCTGTTTTAAGATCGCTATAGTTAGGCATGTTAGCCTACATATAAAGTAATAGTTGGGGCCATAGCTGCTGCACCAGATGTAGAAAGACTTACAATACCATGCACAGCAACACCCATGTCGCCAATGTAAGCATCGTTAGAATCCGTAGCACCTACCCTATAACGAAGAGCATTACCTTTGGCAGTCTTATTAGTAATCTGTTTACTGCCTGAAATAGCAATGTCACCTACAATAGTAGAATAAGCATGTACAGCAATTATACGAGTGGTTGTAGGGGTAGGATTATCGCTACCACCTTC